CAAATAATATGAGTAAGAATATAGAATTCGGAGTAGAAGCAAGAAAAAAACTAGTAGCAGGTATTGATAAATTAGCAAACGCTGTTACTTCAACATTAGGTCCTAATGGTCGTAATGTTGTTATTTCAAACAACCAAGGTTATCCTCAATCAACTAAAGATGGTGTAACTGTAGCTAAAAACATTTCACTTGAAGATCCAATTGAAGAATTAGGTGTACAACTTGTTAAACAAGCTGCTATTAAAACAGCTGATGGAGCAGGTGATGGTACAACAACTTCAACATTGTTGGCTCAAGAAATGGTTAAAGCAGGTTTAACCCATTTAAATAACGATGCTAACGCAGTTAAAATTAAGCGTGATATTGATAAAGCAGTTAAAGAAGTAGTAACTGAACTTCGTAAGAACATATCTGAAAATATCACTTCTGGAGACCAACTAAAACAAATTGCTACAATTTCAGCTAATAATGATCCTGAAGTAGGTGAGTTAATAGCAACAGCAATGGATAAAGTAGGACGTGATGGAGTTGTATATATTGAAGAGGCTAAATCTGAAGACACACATCTTGAAACAGTAGAAGGTATGCAATTTGATAGAGGTTACAAATCACACTTTTTTGTAACTGATAACAATACAATGACTTGTACTTTAGAAAATCCATACATTTTGATTGCTGATAAAAAATTCCAATCGGTAAAAGAATTGTTACCAATTCTAGAAGGTGTAGGTAATCAATCTCGACCATTATTTATTATAGCTGAAGATATTGATGGTGAAGCATTAGCAACATTGATTGTTAATAAAATGAGAGGTACAATTAAAGTATGCGCTGTTAAAGCTCCTGATTTTGGAGATCGTAGAAAACTTATTTTAGATGATATTGCTATTTTAACAGGAGGTCAAGTATTTAGTGCTGATAAGGGCATGAAACTAGATAAGTTCAGTTGGGACTGGTTTGGTCAAGCTCGTTTAGTAACAGTAAATAAAGATCAAACAACAATAGTTGATGGAAAAGGACAGTCTGAGGGAATACAAACACGTATTGAAGAACTTCAACAACAAATCGAAAAAGCACAATCTCCTTACGAACAAGAAAAACTTCAAGAAAGATTGGCGAAATTCACAGGAGGAGTAGCTATAATTCACGTTGGTGGTAAAACTGAAACCGAAATTAAAGAAAAGAAAGATCGTGTAGATGATGCACTTCAAGCCACTAAAGCCGCATTAGAAGAAGGTATTGTACCAGGTGGTGGTGCTGCTCTAATATATGCTCGTGAAGCTATCACTAATAGAGAAAGTATTGGTGGTGGAATTGTTTATAAAGCATGTTCATCTCCATTCATGAAAATTCTTACTAATGCTGGTTATGAAAAAGAAGAAGCATTTGGTTTAGTTAATCAATTTAAACAAAATGATAACTGGACAGGTTATAATTTAGATACTGAAACATTTGTTAATATGAAAAAAGCAGGTATTATTGATCCAGCTAAAGTAACAAGAACTGCTCTTGAAAATGCAGCATCAGTAGCAGGAACAATTCTATTAACAGAATGTACTGTTGTAGATAAGCCTGAAGACAAAAAACAAGATGATATGATGGGTGGTATGGGAGGAATGTTTTAATGGCTACTAAAAAAATAGAAATACTAAATAGAGTGCCACCTGGAGACAGGTGGGCACCTATTGGTAAAAATCCTCCTGTTTTAGATTCACTAACAGAAGCTTTAGAATATATTTTTCAAAAAGAAGGATATAAAGAATTTCATTTATCTCCATTTCAAGGTAAGATTTATGCTGTTGTAGATGCAGAAGATGCACCCCCACCTATTAAAAAGTATAACATTTACGGAGATAGATAATATGTATTATAAAATACACTATGAATAAAGAATTCTATAAAATGCAGAAATTGGCTGGTTTAATTACTGAAAACCAGTTTAATCAATTAACTGAAAATGAAAGTAAACCAACTCATAAATCTAAAGTAGATTGGTATTATATTAATGATGATAGTGATTATCCTGGACCAAAAGGTAGAACTGTTCCTAATGCTGAAGGATTTGATAATCCTAAAGAATATGAAGGAACTGAACTTTATATAGCTAAAGGAACTAAAGGATATGTTAGTGGTAACAGGTTTGAAGATGAAGATGGAAATGATGTTGGTTACAAAGCTGAATATTTTGAAAAAATATCTTAATATTTAAAAACATATTTTAAATTAGGCTTGGTAAACCAAGCCTTTTTTATTATAATAGGTTATATGAAAGAAAATAGTTTATTTGTAGAAAAATATCGTTCTAAAACATTAGATGAATATATTGGTAATGAACAATTAAAACAAATTGTAAACAAATATATTCAAAACAATGATATTCAAAATTTATTGTTTTATGGTACACCAGGTACAGGTAAGACCACTTTAGCTAAATTAATAGTCAACAATATTGACTGTGATTACTTATATATAAACGCATCTGATGAGAGAGGTATTGATACTATTCGAGACAAAGTTCAAGGATTTGCTTCTACTGCCACTTTCAAAACAATCAAAATTATTATCTTAGATGAAGCTGATTATTTAACTATTCAAGCTCAAGCATCTCTTAGAAACATAATTGAGACTTATTCCAGATCAACAAGATTTATTTTAACTTGTAATTATGTTGAGAAGATTATTGAACCTCTCCAATCCAGATGTCAAGTAATTAAAATCACACCTCCATCAAAAGGTGAAGTAGCTAAACATGTAGCTGAAATATTAGAAGGAGAAAACATTAATTATGAATTAGAAGACTTAAAATTAGTAGTTAATAAGTATTATCCTGATGTTAGAAAAATACTTAACACTTGCCAAGTAAACACTATAGACAGTGGTAAAAACGATTTACATCTTAAAATAGATCAATCAGTATTGGTAGCTGGTTATAAAGATAAACTACTAAAAGAATTAAAATCACCTTCTAAATCCAGCTTTAAAAATATTAGACAGATAATTGCTGATTCTAATCTAGAAGACTTTGATGATATATTTAGATTCTTATATGATAGTTTAGATGAATATGTAAAGGATGATATGAATAAAGGAATCATCACTATTTCTATTGAAGAGTATATGTTCCACGCAAATTTCAGAATAGACAAAGAAATCAATTTAATGGCGTTAATAACCCGAATTTTACAAACAATATGAATAACAAACAACAACTAAATGTCAACATTGACATTAAGGCTACTCAGCCTATTACAGCTCCAAATGGTAATCAAGTATTTACTGAAGGTGTAATTTTAAGAAAAGTATCTAAATTTGTAGCAGGTACACCTGAGGATGCTGTTATACCAGTACCTTGTTTTTTTGATCCTACAAATGGACAAGTATTAGTAGAAATGCTTCCTAAAGAATTAAGAGAAGAGTATGAAACGTACAACCAAGAAAGAGGTAAGTAAAAAAACAATGTCAATTTTTGACTGGTTGAAGGAAATAACCTACAACAAGTCACCATGGAATTCATTTACTGAGGAAGACAAAGAATCATTTAACCCATATATGATTCATCGCTTCCTCAGTATGAATCCTGATTATGTGGACTTTGTAAACACTGTACAAACAGTTCCATATACTAGTAAAGAAAGAATATATAATATATATTTATATACGATACCTAAAAAAGATATGTGGTTAAAGTATATTAAATCAAATAAAGCTAAAAAACAAGAAACATTGCTTAAGCACGTAGCTGCTTATTATGAATGTTCTCTAGGTGAGGCTGAAGAATATGTTGATATACTAGGTAATAATGGTGCGTTCACTATCTTAAAACAATTAGGTATTGAAGATAAAGAAATTAAAAAGTTATTAAAATGAGAAGAGATAAAATAACAGAAGCGGTTATTGATGATCTAAAATCTAGAAGTGAGCGTGGTATTAAAAAATATAACACCACTTTAGACCAAAATAACAAAGATGACTATATGAATCATCTTTATGAGGAATTGTTAGATGCAGCTCAATATGCTAAAAAAGAAATGTCTATTATTCCTACAATCCAGAAAATGATTGAAGAAAATCCTAATGATCAAAAATTAGGTATGTTAATTAGAGATACATTTAGAAAGTTTTGAATAAAATACCTTCCATAGTAAAGTCAATTCAGACTAAACCTTTGACTGAAATAAATTATGCTTTTCAAAAAAGTATATCTTATAGTCAGTTTTCAACTTATATAGGTTGTCCTCTTAAATGGCAACTACAATATAAGGAAGGTATAAATACTTATCAATCCACTATTAATACAATATTTGGAACAGCGGTTCATGAAACTCTTCAACATTATTTAACTGTAATGTATGATGTGTCTACTGCTGAAGCAGATAGAATTAATTTAGAGGAATATTTTGAGGATAGATTTAGAGCAGTTTATATGGGTGAGTATGATAAAAATAAGAAAATCCATTTTAGTAATGCTGTTGAGATGAGAGAGTTTTTTGATGATGGTATAGCTATTTTAAATTATTTTAAAAAGAAAAAAGGACAATACTTTAGTAAAAGAGGATGGCATT